TTCGGTAACGCATGCCCACACAGGGAGGCCAATACTCGCCGCTAGGACGTTGACGTACTGGCTGTAGTTCTTAACGCTGGTAACTGGCAAGTCCATAATAGCCAGTTCACCTTCGCGGATAGCCTTAATGGGGTCAGCATCGTCAAGCACAGACGCAGGCAGCAAGACGAGGCGGCGGGTCTCCTTGCATGCCTTGCCACGGCCTCCGTTCAGGTCGCTACCCCACTCGCGGTTAGGGCAACCTGTGCAGATGGGGTTAACAGGCTCTTCCACCACGCTGTCCGGCACCATATCGTCATCGCTTTCAGCAAGGCTGAAGCAGTTCGGATTCTGGATGTTATTCGCATCATACCTGCCCGCGTAGAACGTGTTGCGATAAGTGGCGGCAAGGACAATAACGTCCAGTCGGTTGTCCTTAACGGGTTGTCCGCCAAAGCTGATCATACCAGACTTCAAGCTAACCTTGCTGATGCTGGGGCGCTCGGTAGCGGCTGCTTCCTTTGCCTGTTGTGCCAGCATAGCCAAGCGGCTTGTGGACACTGCGGGTACTTGGTCCTGCGGGACCTTAACAATTTCTTTTGTAGCCATGATCAATCTTTCGTAGTTAGTTAATAGTTCATTGCACGACGTATGTCGCGAATTTTGATATCCAGCAACGGTGTCAAAGTCACCATGCTGGCTTCTGCCTCTGCCAACTCAGCTTTGAGCTTAGCAATGCGCTGGTCCAAGTTCTCACGAACTGTGGGGTTATAGTCAATAGTGCCTTTGGCTATATAGGATGAGCCCACTATACTGCGGGACATGGTCGGCGGCACCAAGTAGCCAGAGTCCTCGCGTGGACCTTCCATTACGCTTTCTTCCATATCACTTAACTCCTTGTTTAGATAACGTGTAAACGGGAAACTTCCCCACTCCGGGGATGGACTCGCCCGAGGCCCAGCGTTCTTTTATCGCTGCTCTCCCCGGACGTTTTTCGAACAAACTCATATCGTCTTGCGACTTAATGAACTGCCAGAAAGCCTGCCAGTCCTGCACCACGGGTTCTTCCTTGGGTGCAGGCATGGTCAAAATAATGGTCTTGCCGCCGGACGCGCTAATGCCCTGCCGCAAGAACTGCTCAATTAACTTTGCCTGCAATGCGTCCTCTGCGGTTTTTAACGTCTTGGCAATTTTGTCTTGCGCCAAGCGGTCTGTCTTGACAGCCCAGAACTCATCGCACAGGAGACCAAGCTCTTGTGCGCTAAGGGTCTCGGACCCAAGTAGGTTCTCAAGCGCGGCTTCACTTGCGCGGGTTGGTTTACTCATGACTTTCCACCTCCATAATAAGCCCTTGCAGTACGGGGGTCGCATTCATCTCTGCGTCCAGCACATAGGTATTATGCAGGAACTGCATAAGGTTGGGGCCAATGGGTTCGTAGTCTGCACCAGCCAAGCGCACGTCGTTAATACGGGGCTTGCTGCGCTTAGTACGTGGTATGTACTCCACGTGGAAATGCACGCCAGTGGCGTGTTGGATGATTTGTTGTTTCATTGTACTAGTTCCTTTGTACGCGTCAAACTAAGCGTTTGGCGCTGGGTGCATTGTACCACGGCCCTGTATTTCAGAGACTGAATTTGTGTGTCGATGTTGCCCGCCAGCTTGATGTCTGTCCACTCGTCGTAGGGATGGCGCTTCCGCTGTACGGCGGCAATTACGTACCCGGCGTAGCGCACAGGCCATTCAGAGGCCATCAGAACCCCCAGTAGACGCTTTGCAGCGGCAGGGCCTAGGGCTATGTGGCTTGGTGCCGCTTGCGGGGCTCCTAGGGCGTTTAAATGCGTCTGCATATTAGCCTCCTCCCACGTGCGGGGTTACTTCACCGTTGGGGTTGCGGGGTACGCTACCTACCCACTCGCTACCATCGTGCTGTGCGGGGAAGTAAACATGGTTCGTAGTCCAGACGGTGAAGCAGCACCCCTCCGTGCCACCGTATCCGTTATCGAACTCTTTGTCCATATCTTCATCATTCATGGTGTTACCTACTACGTCCGCAAAAGTCTCCTCTCGCGCACGTAGGGCATGCAAAAGTTGAGCACGCCAAGTGGTAGTCATGCCAGCACCAACTGCTCGGCAGCAGCCCACAGCCCTTGGTTGATACGCTGCGCGGGCACAATGGCCTCCACGGCACGCACGCTGCTCTTACGGCCTGTCCACACGCTCTTGGTCTCCCAGCCGCCCTGCATCACATTCTCCTGGATGCGGTTAAGTACGGCCCATGCCTCAAAGCCTGCGTCTACTTCACGACGCACCTTAAGCAAGTCCAGCGCGTTGAATGGCTTAATGCCCTCACCGTAGCGCAGGCCCATAGCAATGTCGGCCAACAAGTAGGTCTGGCTGGTGGTCAGGGTAGCAGCCTTAAACGCCTCGATCTGCTTAACCATGCGGGGGAAGTCATCCTCGACGATGCGGGACACTACGTCGATAATCTCGCCAGTGCTGCGCCCCTTGGCGTGGATAACGCGGTGGCTTGCAATCATCTTACCGGCGGTCATGCTGTTACTACAGACTAGTCTGTAGTACGCGGCTTGCAGACTATAGGCGGCAGTGCCATCGTGCGCGTTGGACAAGCTTAGCTCCAACGTACCGTCAAGGGCACCACCATACTTGTTCTTACCCGAGTCCAAGCGGCGCAGACGCAAGCTGTGGCGGCAGAAACCCTCAGTACCCACGCTGCGGGTCTTGTTCTGAGTGGCCTCGAATACACCCCAACCTTCCTCAAACAACTTCTCCAGCGGCTGGATAGTGGGGATGTACTCGTAGCGCGGGCCACGGGTGGGGCTAGGTTCAACAGCGAACACAGCGGGGCATGCTTGGCGAATGGCGGCAAGGCTGAGGGCCGCACCAGTGCGGAGAATACGATTAGCTAGCATACTAGAACTCCAAAAGGTTAAAGGTCAGTGGGGAAATCCCGTAGTAGGCTCGCGTGAGAGAGCCTACTTGGTGATTACCAGACTGCTAGTGCCCAATGTGCACCATCAAACTCGACATAGCCACGGGCAGCATCACGCTACGGTCGGCAATGTTGCCAAACGCCATGACCAGATGCATGGCTTGATCGGGGTACACTTCTCGCTGCTGATGGCGAGTACCATCATGCCAGCGTCCAGAGCGATGTTCTGGTGCAGATGGCTGACCATGTTGGCTACCAACGTCATGCGGTCGCCCACGGAGGGGCCGTGATGGCGACGCACTGTCTTGATGATGTCACTCACCTTGAGCATCTGCTCTTGGGCGAAGTCTTGCATCTTCTTGGCTTCGGCTTGGCTCATTTGTTACCCCAATAGTTTGATTAAGTTGTCCTTGTCTTCAGGAGCCAGTTCGCCTAGGACACGTTCGGCGAATGACTTGCGGATGTTGCGCTGGTACGCACCCTGCACGGCGTCGGTAATCTGCTTGTTGCGGTTGAGCAATGCGCTGTAGGCAGCGAGGTCAACTTTGGCAATGACCCAGCTATACTCAATGGCGTCGTCAGGGGCAATGTCAACGTGAGTATCGATCAACTGCACCCGTGCAATGCTCAGGCGCTGGCCTGCCAGCATGCTCTTAAAGTTGACGCTGTCCACCTGTAGCTGGGCGGATATGCGGGCATTGCCAGCGGCGTCTCCGTAGTCGTCACTGTACTTCTCAGACTTAATCGCCACGTTGCGGATGCGCGTTGGCACCACCACAAAGTCACCCGTGCTGAGCTCAGGCAGGTTGCAGATGTACGTGTAGTTGCTCGCAGTCGCGGCGTCATGCTGGTACTGCACGTGGATGGTGTACGCCTTGCTGTCAAGCAGGGCGGCAATGTTCTTCTCGGCCATGTTAAATCTCCTCTAAGTCTTCGTTACGCTCAATGTAAATAGCCAAGCTGCGAGCGTACATGGCAGCAAGGTCATAGGTGGGGAAGGTCTTGGCGACAACGCGCCCGTTCATAACAGCGTAGTGCATGCCGTTGGGGTAGTCAAACTTGACTACCTTTACGACACCACTCATTAGATTGAGTAGGGCGCACATGCTGGGTTACTCCAAGCACTCGAGGGCGTACACGGGGCGCTCTATGGTCTCCATGCGCTCAATAACGCGGTGGCACAGGGCGGGGGCGTCGGGGTCGTCTTGGGTGGTAACCTGCGCTATGATGCTAAGCCAGCTATTCTCCCAGCTTTTGTTGTTGAATATGCGCTGACCGCTACCCGCGTTGTCGAAGCTATGGTCAAACTCGAAGCCAACTACGATCTCCGCAGCCTCGATGACCTCCAGCATGTGCTTCATGCTTTTAACTGGAACTGTGATGCCAACGCTGTACGTGCCAATGTAGATACTGCACTGTGGTTCTGCTTGCTGCAGAGCGCTGAATAGCTTGTTGATGTTGTGCAGCTTGACTTTTGCACGAATCTTGGCAGCGCGTGCTGTCATTTCTGCCACATCATTCTTGGACTGCGCCAAGGCCTCTTTAACTGAACTTGCCATGTCTAACTCCTAAGTTACTAGAACTGGCGATAACCCTGCGCTACCGCCTGTATGCATTATAGGGTGCTTTACACTCCCTGCAACAGCCTTTGTAATCCAATTACGCTGTAGTTGCTCCGCTCCACGCGGCACGCATCCCCGTAGAGGATGCGCACGTAGCATGTGGTAGTGACGTCACGCTGGTCCATGGGCCACACCTCTACTATGAAGTCTGGGTTAACGAGCAAGATCTCTATCTCGTCAGTATGCTCCCCGTAAGAGTCAGTCTTAATACGGATGGGTTGAATGTCAATTAAAGTCATTTAATATTTCCTCTTCAATGGTTGCAATGTCGTCACTCGTCGCCTTGCGCTCCAGCCACGGGGCGGGGCGACCGCGCCGGTCGCAAATGGTGTAGTCAAGCTCGGTGTATCCGTGGTAGTCAAGGTCACTTGGCGCGTTGTAGGAGAACGAGCCCTTCACCACGCTTACGTGGTGCACATCAACTAGGCAGGGTATGCCTTGGATTTTAGCGGGCAGCATGCTTGTACCCCTTTGGTTGATACTTTATGGCGTGCTCGTTAGCCATATAGTGCTCAACCCGCGCCATAGCGCGGATATACACGGCAGCAGCCACAGGACTGCCCGCGTTGGTGAAGTAAGTGAAGTGCCACTTGTGGCATTCTATACTCCGCTGACAGGCTGCAAATTCATTCTTAGCAGACATAATTCTCCTTAACTAGAACACCAGCGGCTTGCTGGCAGTGCATTATAGCATGCGCTATAATCTATAGCGTAACGCCTGAAAAGTTAGCTATCTCCTCTTCAGGGATTCTCCCCCACACAGCGGCTTCTACCAGCCCTACGTTGGCATCTACCTTTAGACCATTAGGCGGGCCACCAATAAAGAACACTAAAGTCTCTTCCTTATCTTCATGAGCTTCTGCCACAGCAGTAATGTTGGTCAAAGGTATGGTCACCGACTTTGTAGTGTCGGCAATAGTCAGCATGATAAACTTCTTCACATCAATCCCCTACTTTAAGGTTGTGCGCTCTTAAATGGGCGGCGCACACGGCCACATCCTGCCAGTCTTGTTTAGGAGAGTCAGCTCGGGGCACTATCCACCACTTGGCTGGCCCCATTTTACCACGTATAGATTTTCCGCTGTTAGCCCGTACAAACCCTTGGTTTCGCATTTCGTTACTAAGCGCCTCGCTTTGGCTCTTTATAGGTGGCTGGCCTAGATGTTGGTGTGCAAGCTCGTTAGCAGTAAATAGACAACGACCCTCGGTAAGCGGGGGTAGTGTGGTGTCGGGCTCGGACCTTAATTGGGCTACGAAGCGCTCCAGCGGAGTGCGGGCGGCATCTATAACATCAACCTTAGCGTCGGTGCTTGGAGCCCACGCAGCGGGGTCAAATCCTGTCAAGTCCCTTGATAGTAGGTAGTCATAGATGGCAGCGGCACCAACGTCACTCTCTAGCCACTTAGCTAAAGGGCTCCAGTATGCTTGGATACCGCGCATGTCTACTTGATGATTGATGGGTTGCCAATGCACCACGGCAGCGCGACGGTCGTCTTCATCTAGCTTAATGCAGTCGTAGTAGTTGCTGGTGATAGCTAAGTTCAGTACGTTTTGTATCTTGTACTCGGGTTGTCCCTTCTCGTTCACGGTCATGGTCTTGTTTGTGACCATACCCTTTATCTTCTGGTTAACTGCGTCCGCTGCTGACTGTACGCGCTTCAACTCATCTGCGTGTACGAACTGCTTGGCTGCGTACAGGCTGGTGAAGGGGGTCTTAAGCTCGTCGTTACTAATCTTAACGGAATTCTTACCGTAGATAGCGTGAATGGGAGTAAGGAATAGGTCCTTGCCCGTGCCGCTGGGGCCGAATATAAGCAGTAGGGTATTGAGCTTGGCACCTGGATACTGTAAGGGGTATGCCAGCCAATCCAGCATCCAGTCTGCTATGTCTATGCTGGGTGCGTTGTGGCTCAGTAAGTTTAGCCACTGGTCTACAGGCCCAGCCTGCGGCTCCACTCCCATCTTACTCCATGTGTTAAGAGCTTTGGGAGTTTTGTTGGCGTCGCGTATTATGCGGGGCTGTCCTGGAGCGTAGGTTAAGTAGTCTACCTGCGTCCTACGCGGGTCTCTTAGCCACAGCTTAGGTACTGACACATCTTTAGGGTTGCCCTTAGCATCAAGTACAGTGGCTTGATAACTAGCGTACACTAACTCGGTAAAGGCGCCGCCTGTCATCAGCGCACCGGACTGGATATCCGCCACTCTGGACAAGGTGCGTACTACACACACCTCCTCGTTCAACGTCATTAGCATAAGCTCAACTTCGCTTACATCTATGTCTTCTAGGTCTGGGGTAGGGGTGTCTAGAAATTGACGGGCATGCACGTCACCTACAGTGACGGCATAGTCGTCAAACCCATAGTCCTGACCACTAAGTATGTCGGGGGAGGTGCTCATGCGCAGGAGCTTAGCCGTGCGGCCCGTAATCTCTAACAGCTTGGCGGCCAGACGCTTTGCGGCTAGTTCTACTTGTTGGCTGGTGTTTAGGTTGGTGTCGAATATAATGACTGGCTGTAGCTCTAGATGCTTCCAGTCAAGGTCTCGTATCTCTGGTAGGAGTGCTATACCATGTTTGCGGCTGGTCCAGCCCCACACGCCATTCAACCCTATAGAGTAAGTGCCGAGTCTAGCCCCATTGATTGCTTTGATGGCTGACTCGTGGAAGTAGATGCGTGACCCTTTTGGTATGCTGTGCCAGTCTGGTAGGCTGGGGGCGTGGGGCAGGTATGCTGCTGGGGGAGTGTTAGGTGGACAGAACATCTTACCCCCAAACGTGCGCTCTTCTGTGAGTGCACTAAATGAGTGGACCATGCGGAGGGCAGACGCTACCTGCGGTGTCGTCGTTGGAGACACTAGCCTTGCACTCCACCAATCTACATCTAACCCCAATGGGCTATGGTGTTGGAACACTATGGCATGCCGCTGGTCTGGGTATAGCGGGGGCTGGCCCTTGGACTGTGCGAATAATGAGTCAGCTTTGAGTATCTTAAGCCCAAGCTCAGCAGCTAGGGTCACGCCTATGCCACGGTCTTGTAGGTACTTAAGGACTTCTGGGGGTGTTGATTTTGCGTGCGGCGCAGCGCCAATTACCTGAGCATAGGTTAGCATGGTATAATTTACATTACTCATCTTGCGATGATGTAGTCCTAGTAGGAGAGTAGGAGACCTAAAAGCCCAGACGTTAGCAGCGTACTGGGCTTTTCTATGCGTGCGGTGCCACACATAAGCGCCCAGTATAGCTGGTATTTACCTGTCAAGGTAAATACCATTTGCCTGAAGCGCAAGCTGATTACAGGGTGTTATATGCGTAGTCAGGTATAAAACATCTAATTACAGCAGGTAGCTACACTGTAAGTTGTTGTTTTATATAGGTATTTTATATTCTGTAGTTAGTGTAATTAGTATAGGGGTGTATTGTATGCGTGGTGGGTTTATATACTCACGTATATCCCCCATCTATAGCGTATATTATGTATTTATAAAGCAGTAGGCGGGGGGGGGTAGCTACACCCACACACCTACCAAAAAAGCCTTTAAAAACAAGGGGTTAGGGCGTAACTGGGGGGGTTGTTACGGGCTACGCTAAGGATTAGATTAAAGTGTTAGTAAGCTGTAGCGGGGAGCTGTTTAGACGCATGCGTAAATGTAATGCGTCAGTGTTGGGGTTAGTAAGCGTCTCTGTACTAGGGGCTAAAAACGCTGACCAAACTCCGCCACATTTAGCCCTGCGCTTAGCGAAGTAAGCACTAACTTTCCGCTAAGTTAGTTAGTGCTTACTAACGTACGAACCCACCGCCCCCAGCCCAAAACTCCAGTGGTTTAGAGCTTAGTGACAAGAGCTGAGCAGCGAGTAGCGGAGGACGATCTGCCAAGATCTGAACTCAGTTCAGCTCGGTCGTCCACGGCCGACTCCTCGCACGCGCGAGTTACCATTCTCTCAGTAAATGATAATTAGATCTGACCAGAGTTCTAGTCAACTCTGTACAGAGTTGAAAGGACAAAGAAAAGGGCCAGACGCCGGAGCGACTGACCCTGACCCTGAGGTTGAGGGAGGGAGGGAGGGCACCATACCCCGAGGGGTATGGTGCCAAGTGCATACCCCGAGGGGTATGCACTTGCTTGCTAGGCGGTAACGGCCTGCAAGTTAGGTTTGTTGCCCTTTGCCCTGTAGGGTACAAAGCTGGTAGCCAAGCCACCAGCTAAGCCAAGCGCCGTAAACTCGGCCGCTATTTGGGCAATAGTAGCTTGCCCACCGTTTGCCGCTATGGCGTTTGTAACTGCTTGCCACTGTGTAGCGTTTACGTGGCCCTGTGCTGGGGTGTACGGCGTGCCCGTTAGCTGGTAGCTGGTGCCACCCGTACCTACTGCTTTGGTGCCCTTAAACGTTGCCACATGGTTTGCGGCCTTAAGGGTACCTGTACCCACTACCATGCTATGTACTAGCGGTGCCTTTACTGTTGGGGTGGCCGCTGGTGCCGTTACAGCGGCCACTAGGGCCGCCATAGGGTTTGCTGGTGCTGCTGGTGCTGCTTGCTTGCTGGTGCCCTTGCTGTTTGCTTTGGGCGTGGTTGTGGTGTTTGCTGCTTTAGCCATGATATGTTACCTTTAAATATTAATGAACTAGAACCGTGTAGGGCAATGCCTACAGGTATTAATGTACCAGCATGCACTAGGGTGCGGCCCCTAATATGCATAGGGGTTTACCCTATGCTGCGGGAGCAAAGCCACCGACCACCGACATGGCATGATCCTTGCTACGAGGCAAGGATCATGCCAGAGCTGAGAGGACTTGGAGCCGAGTGGTACGGTCTGGGTCCCATGCGAGGGTCGGGCTGAGTAGAGAGAACTAGGTCTGGAGCTCGTGGGGCTAGGGCCTGTGTCCGTCACAACACTGACCCCACAGCCCCAAATTTATCGACTGAGAATTGTAAATAGAGTACTGATATTCGGTCTTCAAAATTTTGGTCGAACGATTTTTAATCGGACGATTCCCTCCGGGACTCGACAAATTTTTCACCGCTTGCGCGTCCAAGCAAAAGAGTGCTATAGTATGGGCGTGCCTAGCACGTGAGGGTGTCCGGCAGTGTCATAGACATCCGGCCTAGGGCCAATGCCCTAGGTTCTGCCACCTTAATCTCTAAGGAGTACGAACATGAAATGGCCCAAAGGCGCCCCACGGCACGTCTGTGCGCCGGAAGAATTCCGGCGCACCCCCAACTTCACGGGGAGCCACGAACTTGATGCGGTCATTCATAAGAATCCGAACCCAGACTTGAAGAAGCGTATGGAGATTTACGGCGGCTACGGAGCCCAAGCCTACGCCGCACGCACGGGCTACAACGGATATAACCCGGAGTCCGAGGACGTATGAGCGGCCCCACAGGGGCCGCCCCCAGCCCAGAGTCAAGTCCAGCACGAGTGCTGGACTGGGACAAAGGCAAAGCCATGTTTGAGTCAGGCGTGTGTAGTCTGAAGATGATTGCCAAGGAGCTTGGCTGCTCAGATGCCGCCGTTAGCCAACGGGCCACCCGCCACGGCTGGAGCCGGGACCCCCTTGGACTTGCCAAGCTGCAAGACGAACGGGCACGGGTCCTCGCAGCGTCGACTCGCGTGGAACGCGATCGAGTAATCGCTATCACCGCCAGCATGCAGTCCCAAGTCTTAGTCGGCCACCGCAAGGACATTGCCCGTGCCCGTAAGATTGTGGGTATCTTACTGGACGAACTGGGAGACGTGTCCACCCCATCGAGCGCCGAGGCATTGGATCATCTAGGTGAGTTGCTAGCCGCTCCCGACGAACGGGGGAACCTTGACAGCCTGAACAAGATTTACCGCCGAGTGATTAGCATGCCGGAGCGCATAGCGGGGATAAATGCGCTGTCTACCGCGCTGAAGACTTTGATCATGCTGGAACGCCAAGCGTTCCACATTGAGGGCGCGTTGGTCGACCCCGAGGCTACTAAGGCACCAGATGAGGTAGTGAAGGGCTTGGACGCCATCATGGACAAGTTCAACCAAGTGCTAGGCATGCAGGTGCAAGCGCCTGAACCCGAGATCATAATCGATGTTTCCAGATCGAATCAAGCACCAGTTACAGACGTCACCATTTGAGGCCGTGGCCTCACTATGGCATGTGCTTGAGTCACAGGCAGGAGAGCCAGCAAAACGCTGGTTAGCACAGAATGACCGCTACTACCTGCTGGTGCGCATCCTCCACCGGTCCGACGCCATTCACCCTTGGCTGTACGCCCGTACCCGTGAGGTGGAATCTGCCCCAGATGGGTTTTTAGATCTCTGGGCGCGTGAGCACTACAAGTCCACAATCATTACCTTCGCTGGAATTATTCAGGAAATTATCTGTAACCCCGAGATTACCATAGGGTTGTTCAGCCATACCAAGCCAACCGCCAAGGCGTTTCTCCGCCAGATTCAGCAAGAGTTCGAGGGGAATGTAGACCTGAAAACTTTGTTCCCAGAGCTTTTCTATAAGAACCCTACCCGGGAGGCCCCGAGCTGGTCTCTAGACGGTGGACTGACGGTTAGACGCACGTCCAACCCCAAGGAAGCATCCATTGAGGCGCACGGCCTAGTGGATGGACAGCCGATTGGGCGGCACTTCCAGCTACTCGTGTATGATGACGTCGTAACGAACGAGTCGGTGAGTACCCCCGAGCAGATTAACAAGACTACCGCCGCGTGGGAACTATCCGATAACTTGGGCAGCGCCCAAGGCAACACGCGGAAGTGGCACGTAGGCACGCGCTACTCGTACGCTGACACCTACGAAGAGATTATTAAGAAGGACGTAGTCAAGGTACGGAAGTACCCTGCCACGGACACTGGAAAGATAGACGGTACACCAATTCTCTTCAGTCAGCAAGTGTGGGCCGACAAGGTTAAGGCGCAGGGCGAGGCCACGATTGCGTGCCAGATGTTGCAGGACCCCTTGTCCGGCCAGCAGCGGATGTTTAATATTGAGGATCTGCGGTACTACGAGGTGCGCCCTGAGACGCTGAACATCTACCTCATGGTGGACCCCGCCCGCAGTAAGAAAAAGAACAGCGCCAAGACTGGCATGATAGTAGTGGGCATTGACTACTCATCAAACAAGTATATTCTAGATGGGTTCAATCACCAGATGGACTTACGCGAGCGGTGGGAGCGCCTTAGCATGCTGTACCACAAGTGGAAGCGTGCGCCCGGTGTACGGAACATCTGGGTGGGGTACGAAGCCTTTGGCGCTCAGGCTGACATGGACTACTTTGAAGAGCAGATGAAGAAGCCTGACGAGGGCGGTCAGTTCCCCATAGCGGAACTAGAGTGGCCCCGTGACGGTGAAGGCAGCAAGGTAGACCGCGTACAGCGGCTGAACCCAGACATCCAAGCAGGGAAGATATTGATACCCTACCCCACGGACATGAGCAAGCTCACATCTACCCAGCGGAAGTTCCAGATGTCAGGGCAGGACTACCGCATCAGCAAACCGATACGCCGCAAGTCTTCAGTAGGTGAGCTCTACGACGTGATAGCAGACCTTAAGCAGCAGATTCACTTCTTCCCGTTTGGAGGTCGAGTCGACTTGATTGACGCGCTGTCCCGCGTGTACGACCTTGAGCCGAAGGCCCCCAGCTACAGGGAAAGCGAATATTACGAGCCTGAATTCACGTAGTGAATTCAGATACTTTACCTGAGCCCTTGCATATGTGCGGTTAACCGCATATACTGCCCCGCATGGTACAAGACAACGCATCTACCGCCACGCTAGCTGACCTTAATTCGATCAACACGAAGGTGACGGTGCGTAGTACCTCGTGGCTAGACCTTGCCATGCGTGCTTGGGGTAGTGAGTTTCATGCTCCTGACCGTGACTCATATAACTTCAGCCAAGGTAGGCACTTCGACAGCACCGACAAGGGCCGCACCGGCATCTACGGCGTTGAGGTCTACGACTCCTTCGAGGGTGACAACAACTGGCCGGACGTTGACTACAACCTGATGGTCAGCGACCAAGACAGCACCAACCTGCTGCAATTCAGCAACCAGCAAGGCGTAGTGCCCACAGCGGTAGACTTCCTCATGGTAACTGATACTCAGTTCCTCATACAAGAAACCGGATTTAGGATTATGCTATGAGCGACGTTAAAATATCCGGCCTCCCACTAGCAGGCCCGCTCACCGGGGCGTGTGTGTTCCCCTTGGTGCAGGTAGGTGTGACCAGTCAAGTCATACTCGACACATTGAAGATATTTGTCAACAGCGGCGGCACCACTGGGGCTGGGGTGTTCACAACGTTGAGCGCTAGTGTGAATGGACTTATAGGGGCCGCCACTAATGAATTTGGCGGCGGCACCTTATATGTGAAGGGCAGCACTGGAGTTGGGATTGTAAGCAAATCCACCTTAGCGGGTTCCGCTGCTGTAGCAGCGTGGAACTCAATAACCACGGGTACAGTCAAGCAGATTAGCTTCTACCAAGGATCGGGCACTGAGCTTGGCGACATCTCCACAGATACAAATAGCACCATCTATAATTCTGTCGGTGATTTGAAACTAGCCAAGGCGGGGAATATAATAGCCACAGTCTCCTCCACCGGCCTAACCGTGACCGGTATACTGAATGCTACGGGTGCGCTGAATGCAACGGGGCTCGTAACATTTAACAACAGCGCAATTACGGCTAATTTTGCCAACATTAAAAACACGGGGGGCACGTCTACCGTATTAGTAGACACCAGTACAGGGGTGAACTATAGCGCAGGAAACTACGCATCAATCTACGGCGCTGTAACAAATACCAATGTCGGATTTATCACAAACAACATCCTACGTGCCACTATAGACGCCACAGGCACCCTCGGCTTGGGCGTCGTGCCTAGCACTTGGACAGTAAAAGCGATTGAGGTAGGAAGCGTAGGGAACGCAGTTTGGACTACTGGTACAAACGAGATTCGAGTATCAACGAACACAAACTACAACGTAGGATACAAGTACACCACTACCGCAGCGGCAGCGATGTACGTCCAATCCGTTGGGGCACATTATTGGAATACGGCGGCATCAGGCACAGCAGGTACGGCGATAACTTTCACGCAGGCGATGAGCTTGGATGCTAGTGGCAACCTCAGCACAACAGGATCACATACCGTAGGTACGAATGTCGGTGTGGCAACATCACGGCAAGGGGTGTACATCAATAACGATGGCTATAGTGTTCCCTCCAACAATGGCGCAACCGCCAATGGCGACAAGTTTGTGATGTGGAACGCTGGCAGCTTCAAGGCCGCTATTGGTATTGATAGCGGAACCATGTGGCTACAGAGCACTGGTAACTCCACGGCTTTGGGTGGGTTCAAGTTCTACAACGGTAATGCAGCCTCCCCAGTCTCCGTGCTAGAGATTAGCCCGACAGGCAACCTAGGGTTGGGGATTACGCCTTCGGCTTGGCAAGCAACAAAGAAAGCGTTTCAATTTGGGTCGGTTGGCACGATTTCGCAAGATTCAGTAAGTTCAGTTGAATTTACATCAAACTCATATACCAACGTTAGCGCAGTAGATACCTATATATCGTCAAGCGCAACAGCAAAGCCAGTAAAGACTTACCTAAGCAACGGTCAGCTTGGAATCCAATTTTCTCCTGCTGGAACTGCGGGCACAGCCATCACTTGGACAACATCACTTTACTTGTCCAAAGGCACTGCCCTTACCCTCGAAGGCGGTACAAGCACGGCAGGCACAGGCATAGCATTCCCCGCCACGCAGCTTGCAAGCGCAGATGCCAACACACTAGACGACTACGAGGAAGGTACGTTCACTCCTGCTCTGACGTTTGGCAGTGGAAGTGTAACGTACACCACCCAGACAGGAACGTATACAAAGGTCGGCAGGTTAGTGACTTGCCAATTGAACATCGTTGTCAATACGATAGCTGCTCCGAGTGGAACTTTGCAGATTTCAGCCCTTCCATTCACATCCACTGCAACAGGAAAAGGTGCCGTTCCAATCCTAGGAACTGTGATGGCAGCTACGGCGGCGACTACCCTAGTGGGGCAGGTCAACCCATCTGCCGCCACATGCTCTGTGTATAGATTCGCAGCAGGTGCCATTGCTAGTCCCGGAGCAGACATAATTGCCTCCTCAACGATATCCGCAACCATCACATACGAAACCGCTTAAGGAGAACCCTCAATGGCAACCGCTAAACCTAAATTCACCGAAGTCCGCATTCTCTCCCAAGTCACGCATCTACCTGCGGCAGATGCCGTAAACGTCCAGTGGACTAACCAAGTGTTGAAGGATGACATCGTGCTGTCTAGCACGTATGAGCGCAAGGCGTACACTAAGGACCAGAAGGCTGAGTTTCTGGCCGAGGTTGACAACGCCCAAGCATACATCACTGCCTTTGGCTGGTAAGCGCCATGAGGATTAAAGACCTCCCGGAGACCACGACGGTAGACAACCTAGTTGACTACATGGTGGTGGACCGTGGCCTTACGCCACAGACGTTCCGCATTAAGGTCGGTAATCTGCTGGCTACGCTTACCGGAGGAGTGATTAACAACACCCCCATAGGCAACTTGGTTCCTAGCACCGGAGCATTCACTACTTTATCTTCCTCTGGGCTTGCTACGCTCGCACACTTGTCTACCTCTGACGCAACGATCACCGGAGGAAGCATAGATGGGACTCCCATTGGTGCGACAACCCCATCAACTGGCAACTTCACATCTGTCGCCGTTTCGAGTGTCGCAGTCCCAACGATCAGCAGTGTCAGCATTCTCACGAACAAGACCCTTGCGCTTGGGTCGAACACAGTATCTGGCACTCTGGCACAGTTCAACACCGCAGTAACAGACGCAGACTTGACTTCTCTTGCAGGTGTTGAGACACTAACAAACAAAACGCTTACCGCGCCAGTTGTCACGGATTTAGCAGGGACTGCAAGCAACTTATCCCTGTCAGCCATCAGCAAGTCCCTGCATTACGGTGCGGTGGTGAAGTCGATCATCTACGACACCAGCAAAGACAGCGATGGCGGCGCATGGCGCAAACGCTGCTCTGACAAGTCTTGGTACACCGAATCTCTCGGCTTCACCGGCACATGGGGTGGACAGGCTGCAAGTAACGCACTCGGTTGGGCTGCGGTAGGCTCGGTAACGGGTGGTGCGTATCAGTCAACGGCAGACGGTAAGTTCTACACGCCAACCTCGGTTAGTACGCAGACTGAAATCTTCCGTGGCAACGTGCGCGAGTTCCCCGAGCAAGTGTCAATCGTGGCTGAGTCTGCGCGGGTGGTGGTCTATGACCTGACGCAAGTTGGCACGCCGATGTGGATGGTGTTTACTAGAAGCGCACTAAATTGGCTGCGCTCTGGCGGAGCATCGTCGTTATCATCTGTGGCCGCATCAAATGGGTTGCTGCTTGCGGGTATGGCAGACTCACTTGTAGAAATCAATTTCATTTCAGAAACTGGATTCTTTCTTGCTCCAAGTACATACAAGTCAAATGGCCTTATCTCAAGTAGAAACGCTGGCCTTGGGTTTGTGTCGTTTAGCGCAACTGCCATCGTCAACTCCACAGTCAACGATGTAGCCCTAACTGTCCTAGACACCGCCCCAATCGACCCCGCAACGGGCCTGCCTGTGCCGACTATTGCTGTGGCTACGGCTGGTGGCGTGTCGGTGATTAAGGATGATGGGACGGTGGCTAATTACGTCACCGGGGCTTGGAGCCAGATCGCATGGATGAATCAATCTACGCTGGCTGGTCGCCGTGGCAGTGCATCTAATAGCAACTACGCAACATTTGAGCTACTGTCTTATCCAGCACTTTCAAGTACACAGATAACAACACCAGCTACGCTGTCAACTACATTGACAACTGATGTGACGAACAGATCAGCTACGAACAGCTTGGTTGTGTTTAACGCTGGCGATAAGGGTGCTAGTCTCTTAAAGCACAACCCCGCCACTCCCGCCAAAGGCATGGTGTCCTACATCACTCAAGCCTACAACACCGGCTGGATGCCCGGCGACATCAGACTTGCAGCTTTAGCAGACACCACGGCTGAGACGATCACAGCCAGCGGTGAGTTGGTGACGAATGGGGACTTTCCGACTGCGACTACGGGGTGGAGCGCACCGGCAGCGTCTGCCAATGTTGGCGGCGCAACGTTGTCTATCGTGTCGGCAAAGTTGCGCGTCACGAACGACGCCACTGGAACCAACTTCGGTTGTGCAATGCAGGCGATTACAACCGTCGTTGGCAAGACGTATGTGATCTATGGTGAAGTGACAAACGGTACGGCCAATGGCGCTCTTGCAGTCGGCAACGTTGGTAGTGGAAGTGGCATCAACAATATCCTCGCAAACAAGCCAACTGGCGCATATACCTTTGTGGCAGCCGCCACAACAACATATGTTGGCTTTGCAGCAACGACTTCAACGGCATCTGGAACTTTTGATTGCGACAACATCAGCGTCAAACTAGCCGACCCTGACCGCAGCGTGAAAAATACGGGACTCGTCCTCAACGGATCACTCACCAAAACCGCCGTGGCTTCGGGTGCAGGGCTGGTGGCTTACAGCGGGTTCAGTGCATCGAACTACCTTGAGCAACCATACTCAAGTCAGCTTGATTTTGGTACGGGTGATTTTTGCGTGATGGGGTGGTGCTATGTCACAGCGGGAGACCAGCCTCTAGTATTCAGAGCGGTTGACGCATCAGTAACAAACCCAACAAACGGAATAAATCTTTGGGCAAGTTCTGGTACGCAAATAAAGTCTTGGATAAATGGCACAGCACTAAATACCGCTGCTGGAGTGACCAATGCATCTGCGTGGAATTTCATTTGCGTGTTTCGCTCTGGAGCTACAGTTTACATTTATACGAACGGTGTACTCGCAACTAGCGGAGCAAACTCTGGAAGCATCACACTCGCAAATGCGAAGCTGCAACTAGGTGTAGGTTTTTACACAAATTTCAGTCAGCAAATGGCCCTCTGGCGCATCAGCGCAACCGCCCCCAGCGCAGACCAGATAGCCCACATCTACCTCACTGAGTTGCCACTGTTCCAAGCTAATGCCAAATGCACGATTGACGGAACCAGCACCGCAGTCACAGCACTGGCCTATGACGATGTAGCCGACACGCTGCACGTAGGTACATCATGGGGCCGTACAGCCTTCCGCGATCTGCTACGTGTTGACTCTGAGGCAACGACCACTGGTGCGCTTACAAGCCTCTCTGCGAACGAGGGTGCAGTAGTTACGGGTGGTGCATCCTCTGGTCGCTTCTATCAGCCTGCGCTCTTGCTGCGTGACGAGCTACGCCGAAAAGACATATCTAGAAAAGCGTTGGGCAAGATACCTGTGCCGTTTGACTACACGGCTACGGCCTCACAGACAGCGTTCATTCTGCCCAAGGGCTACACGGCAAAGACCTTCGCAAAGAACGGCACGTTCGTGCGAGAGGGTACAGGCACACCAAACTTTGTGCGTAGTGATGATGGATTCGCAGAAACGCTAACTCTGTCTGCCGGTGCAACGGTAGGCGATTGGGTGCAGATCATGGCGGTGCGCAAATGATCGAATACCACATCTTCTGGATTCTCTACGCCCTAGCCACCTTGGGTGGCTGGCACGGATATAACGCGCACGACTGCACCGTTCTCGGCGAGGTCACAAAGCAGGAATCAAAGTACATGGGTGCCACCTGCTACGTGCTGGTTGATGGTGAGTGGAAGGTTGCTAAATGAAACGCCTACTCCTAGCCCTGTGTCTGTTCGCAACACAAGCATTCGCAACACCAACGCTTGAGGAAGTAGCCACCTCTGACCGTGTGTTCATTGCTTGCAAGACTGCTGACCTAGTGACAACCGCAGTAGCTATCAACACCGGAATAGGGGTCGAATCTAACCCCATCGCCGCGTGGTCAATGCACGTAGGTGAAGTCCTGCACATCGGCGCATTCACACCACTCATCCTAGTCTCAGTAGGAATCTGGTGGCTGATGCAGAGCGACTACATAGACCCACTTGCCAAAGGCGCTATCAATGTGATGACGTGCGGGGTGGCTGTGAACAATTTGCATGTGTTAGTCCAACCTTAAGGAGAAGTAATGAACCCCGACCAAATATTGACTCTGACGCTCACTATCAGTGAGATCAACGCCGTTATTAACGGCCTAGCTCAACTTCCTTTCAATCAGGTAGTTAACCTGATTTCCAAGATTAAAGAGCAGGCGGACCCGCAAGTGTCCGTGCCCGCGCAAGGAGAATCCGCATGAACTTAGATGAAGTCTACAAGACTAAGATTGGTGAGAGTCACGAAGCGGGCTTGCAAGCCGTGTATGATCACGCTCTTGCCGACGCGGCGCAAGCCTTTATCGGCACGGTGCAGGTCACTGACCCTCAGCCTACGGTTGAAGTTCTTCCCCCTGTGGACCCCGTGATCTAGCATGGACTCGTCTGGCAATGACATCCAGACTGTTGACATTTCCTCGTTCGACGAGGAAACTGTCTTCATGGAGCAGATGGCAAAGACCGCTGCTCAGATACTCTGTGACATGTACCCTGATCATCTGTGGACAGTGGGGTGGATGCCTGGAATGGCTCTGTGTGTAAAGAATATGGCTATTCCTGGGAACTATGGGTTTACCATAGACTGTCTTAAGGTAGCTACTGCCAGTGAATTTAAGCGCCTAGTGCGTGAGGCTGGTGGAGAGTTGCTGGAACGATGTGGTATGAAGCGTGGACGTTGGAATGGCGAGTTCGCCACTCACCTTGATGGTAGCGACCCCCGCCACTTTCAGACCGTAGCAGGTTGATACAGGTGTACAGTATAATGGCACATGCTTACCCCCGCCCGCGTGGCACTCACACCCTTCTTTGTGCTGGATTACTTCGGCCTATTCCCGCTGGGGCTTTACATCGGCGCGGTGTGGTGCGCGTACTTGACTTGGAGGCTGTATGGGCCTACTAGACAAGCTACAAGGCGTGATGCGCGAGTCCCAAGCGGACACCACAGAGCAGTATCGTAAATACGTTGAATCCAACGTAGACCCAGAAGCCTTTAAGGCCGAGGCCAAAGCCAGCGAACCAAAGCCCTCCACTGAGTTCTTTAAGAAGGACTCAGCGCGGGAAGCCAAGCGTAAAGCTGGACCACCCAAGAGCATGACAGGACCCCGTGTAGGCACCACTAGCGAGTGGAACGGGGAATGGCGCAAACCCCCCCACTAACTAGGAGAACTCCGATGGCCGAGAACCCCGATAGCGCGTACCGCAAACTACCCAGCCCCAAAGAAAACGTCGGCAAGAACACCTTGCGTGATGTTAAGACCTTGGACAAATTCACTAGCAGTAGTGCCAAGGGCGCGGCGCGTGGTGCTTTGAACGAGGCTACCGAGCGCGCAGCATCTCGGTTAGTTGGTCGGGCCGGGGCCGCTGGCATGGCGCTTGACGCTGGCTGGGAAGCAGGCCGCGCCATTGACAAGGCTACGGGCATTGGTAAGAAAATGGTGAATGCCGTGATGGGCGAGCCCAAGTATGAAGGCGAGCGCGTCACACTGAGCAAGCGTGACCCCGCACCGGACTACGGTAACGAAGGCCGCCGCACCAAGACCGAGGCTGCGCCTAGCCGCAGGGCTGGCACTACTAGCGAATGGGGCGGCGCTTGGAAAGATAGCGGCGGAGTACGTGAAGGTAAGAATGACAATATCAGCGACGATACCCGTGCCAAGGCCCGCCGCTACACTGACGACAACTAAGGATTCTACTCATGTTCACGCCGGAAAATAGGGCCGTAGCTCCTAGCGCGCAGGACGCCAGTGCAGACGCACCTAAGTCTTTAGGGGGCGTGAACTGGTTAAACCGCGCAAACGCAGCGTATCGCAGTAGCACTACCTACATGGATACTAACTTCCGTAAACAGTGGGAGGATAGCCTACGTGCATTCCACAGCCAGCACCCCAGCGACAGCAAGTACAACGCCCCCGCTTACGAAAAGCGATCTAGACTCTATCGTCCAAAGACTCGCACAATCATACGTAAGAACGAGGCTGCTACCGCAGCAGCATTCTTCTCTAACATGGATACAGTCAGCATTGGAGCTGAAGACCAAGCCAATAAGCAACAGCTAGTCAACGCCGAGTTGATGAAGGCACTGATGCAGTACCGCCTAAGCAAGTCTATTCCTTGGTTCCAGACGGTGCTGGGTGGTATTCAGGACGCTCAAGTGTCCGGAGTGGTGTGCGCCCACATCTATTGGGAGTACGAGGAGGCCGAGGATAGCGAAGATGAGTCTAAGGAAGTAGAGTCGGACACTGAAGACGACCCTATGAACCCGCCGCAGGGTGCACTGCCCACGGGCGCGTTTACTATGGATAGCCTTACGGCCAATCAAGTGCCACCGCCACAGGGCGCAACCGCCCCGGCGCAGGGGGTAGCCGCACCACAGGCCAAAAAACGCCCTACGCCCCGTATTGATAAGCCGTGTGTTGACCTAGTGCCCGTAGAAAACATACGCATTGACCCAGCCGCCAAGTGGACCGACCCCATACACAGCAGCCCATACGTTATTCACCTCATACCCATGTACGTGATGGACGTTAAGGCTAAGATGGAGACTGGTGAGTGGCGCGAGTTAGATGACGGAGTAATCAGCCGGGCTACCGGAGTGGCTGACAGCACCCGTGCTGCGCGGCAAAAAGACAGAGACGAACCTACACAGTCCAATGCCCCTAAGGAGCTTAGCGACTACGAAGTGGTGTGGGTACACCGTAACATTCACCGCTTTAAGGGTAAAGAGTATGAGTTCTATACACTCAGTGACGTTGCCCTACTATGTGAGCCACAACCCCTCAAGGCTGTTGTTCTCCACGGCAAGCGACCCTACGAAATGGGCTACTGCATCCTGGAAGCCCACCGTGTCATGCCAAGTGGTGTCTACCAGCTTAGTAAGGGGCTACAGGACGAAGCCAATGAAGTCACAAACCAAAGGCTGGATAATGTCAAGTTCTCTCTCAACAAGAAGTGGTTTGCCAAGCGTGGTCGTGATGTTGACGTTGCCGGACTGATACGCAACGTTCCAGGCGGCGTGGTCATGATGGATGACCCTGAGAAGGACGTGCGCGAAATTAGTTGGCCGGACGTTACTCAGTCTGCCTATGAGGAACAGAACCGCATCAACCTAGACTTTGACGAGCTTGTGGGTAACTTCAACCCCGCTGGCCTCATGGCACAGGGTGCTCACCAGAATAGTCCAGCCCGTAACATGTCTATGCTGAACCAAGCTAGCGGTACGATGGTTGAGTACTTGATTCGCACCTATGTAGAGACGTTCATTCAGCCTGTGCTGCGTCAGCTTGTGCTGTTGGAACAACATTACGAGACTGATGAGGTGATACTCGCACTGGCAAGTAAGCAAGCGCCTAGCTTCCAACGCTACGGCATGGACGCTGTGACCGACGAATTACTGAAGCAAGAGCTTACACTGACCGTGAACGTGGGCATGGGCGCTACTGACCCAAGCAGCAAACTCCAGAAGTTCCTCACGGCTATGAATAGCTTTAGCCAGATGGCTAAAGCACCTCCACCGGGCGTGAATTTGCAGGAAGTTGGTAAGGAAATTTTCGGGCACCTTGGCTACAGCGATGGCTCACGCTTCTTTACCAATGATAATCCACAAGTGCTGGCGATGCAGCAACAGTTGCAGAAACTTCAGCAAGAATTGCAGAAGGCACAGATGCAGTTGCGGGACAAGCAAGCGCAGCACATGGCGGGAATAGCCAAAACGCAGATGACTAATACTACTAAAGAGAATATCGCTAAACTGCAAGAAGAGAATGAGAACCAGCGGAGTCGACTTACTCACATCCATAGCTTAATGTCTTCTGGCCTCGACCACCACGCTAAAGCTAGCCTACTAGGACTCCAGCAAAATGCACCAAAGCCCACAAAGTGACCAAGACCAAATTGACGCGCTAATGCACAGCGCGGCGCTTGGACAACAGGTAGAAAGTTTTTTGCGTTCCGACGTTGGTAAATACTTGCAAGCAAGGGCGAGCAGGGTATATAATGCCGCCGTGGAAGACTTTAAAAGAGTAGACGCAAGCGATACAGAGGCGGTTCGCAAGATTCAGGCAGACATGTGGAAAGCGGAAGCGTTTATCGGTTGGCTGAGCCAAGGCGTTCAAGAGGGCCTTACCTCTTTAGGTATTTTACAAGGAATTGAAGATGACCCGGAAACTTCTTAATCGTTACTACCGTCCTGCTGAGGATGGTGGAGACCTTGGAGGCGAAGGTCACGCCCCCTCTGGAGGAGACGCTATCGGTACGGGCAATGACGCACGTATCGCACTGCTGAACAGCATTGGAGACAGCGCAGACGAGATTCGTGCTGAAGACTTTGCTGACATTAACGATGATGGAAGTACTTCCGAGTTCAAAATTCAACGTGCTGATGGTGAGCAGGAGGACCTGACACCAGAACCAGAGACTCTTCCTACGGAAGAGCCGGAACCAGACGCCACGGCGCAGATGATCACCCGTAAGATTAACGGGAAAATGGTCACTAAGTCTCTGGAAGAGTGGCTGGTTTCTGCCTCTAAGGTGGAAGCGGCTGACGAATACCTGCAAGACGCGGCCCGCACCCGCAAAGAATCAATGCAGGAGCCTGCGACCCCTGCACCCCAACCTGAGCCACGACGCCCTGATCCACAGGTAGTTGCGGCACAGCAACGCGCTGAGCGTGTTAAGCTGGCCCGAGCTATACAAATGGGCACTGAGGATGAAGCAGTCGCTGCACTGGAACAGTTGCAGAACATGGCACGTACTCCTACCCTAACGGTGGAGGATGTGGGTCGTGTAACCGATGAGCGTCTGAAGTTTAACACTGCGATCACTAATTTCAACAAGGAGTTTGCTGACCTCGTATCTAACCCTGAACTGCACCGCATGGTACTGCAAGCAGACGCTGAACTCATCCGCAACGGTGATAAGCGCCCCTACGCAGAACGATATACGGAAGTAGGTAAGGCGGTGCGTGGCTGGCGTGATGACTTGATCAAGTCTGTGGCACCCGCCCCTACGGCTGAGCAACCTGCCCCCGCTAGTCTGGATCAACGACGCGCTGCGAAAGCTGCCGCGCCCAAGACACCTACTGCTGCGAGCAAAATTGCACAGACGCCAGTGGATGATGACCAGGATGAAGATGTGGGGTCTGTTATCGCAAGTATGGCTAAAGCACGCGGAGGTCCACAGTGGGCTCGCGGTTGATTCATTTTCATTAAAGGAGCCAATCATGGCAGGACAAGTTTGGGCAGTTAACTCACTCGGTGGCTTTATGTATAGCCGCCAGTTGAGCAATGTGCTTCGCATGGCGGTGCAGCCGCTGGTGAAGTTTCGTCAGTTCGCTGACGTTCGTGACGCAAGCCAACAAGGCAAGAAGAAAGGTGATATCTTCACCTGGGACGTGTTCTCTGATGTGGCAACCGCAGGCGGTGTGCTGACAGAAACCAACACGATGCCTGAAACCAACTTCACCATCACTCAGGGCACCCTGACCGTGACGGAAGCTGGCAATAGCGTCCCCTACTCTGGTAAGCTGGACAACCTGTCCAAGTTCCCAGTGCAAGAACTGATTCAGAAGGTTCTGAAGAACGACGCGGTCAAGACCTTTGACCGCTTGGCTTGGGCACAGTTCAACACTACGCCCCTGCGGGTTATCCCCACTGCTGGTACTGATACCGCAGCTCTCACGCTGACCACCAACGGCACCGTCACAGGCACCAACAACATCGCGTACAATAACGCGCATGCCAAGGCGCTGACTGATTTGATGAAAGAGCGTAATATCCCCGCCTACTTGGGTGATGACTACTACACTCTAGCATGGCCTACCACTCTGCGCACCTTCAAGAACAACTTGGAAACTATCCATCAGTATAGCGATACTGGCTTCAAGCTGATCATGAACGGTGAAATCGGTCGCTACGAAAACAACCGTTACGTTGAGCAGACCAATATTGCCAAGGGCAACGGCACTACGGGTATCGCTACCGCTGTGGGTGGTGACATGGCTGCATGGACTAATGCTAAGTCGGACTGGATGTTCACATTCGGTAATGACACTGTGGCAGAAGCCGTAGCAGTCCCTGAGGAAATGCGCGGTAAGATTCCTACTGACTTCGGTCGTAGCAAGGGCGTCGCGTGGTACTACCTCGGCGGCTTCGGTATTGTTCACACTCTCGCTGCCAATGCTCGCATTGTCAAGTGGGATTCTCAAGCGTAAGGAGCGCAAATCATGGCACAGAAGCAACAAGCATACGACCACCCCATGTATCTGGCAGTATTGCCAGTGGCTACGGGTCAGGTCAACGGCAATGCCGGTACATCCACCAAGTTCGCTGCGTTCTTGGATATGAAGATCAAGTCTATCGCGCTCCGTGCGACGACCGCTGGTACTTCGGCCGACGTTGTGAACATCGTCCAGGTATCTGGTACGACCACAACCACCACCGCCTATGGCACTATCGGCTCCGGCGCGGCTACCTCGGGCGTCAGCTTGACTCCCGCTACCGCCGCTTCGCAAGTCTCGGTGTCTCAAGGCGACTTGTGGTACGTGCAGAAGGGTACAGATGCTACAGCCACCTACGTCGGTATGGTGGAAGCAGTCATCAACCCCTCTGCTAACCCCACCATCTAAGGAGTAGAGCAAAATGGCAAAAGTACCTTCCACTGACATCAAAGGGATGTCAAGCCACAAGGGAGCCGACACCGAGATGGTTGGCTTCCTTACCACGGGCTACTTGGACAAGCGTGACACCCCTGTTGGTGAAAACGCGCAGTTCAACTGCATGCCTCCAGGCATGGATATCACGAACCAGATCATGACTGAGCAGCACCCCATGCCTATGAAGACTTTGGTTGGCACTAGCTATCCAGGCGATGGCTGGGGCGGTAGCCGTGATATTCCCGAGTAATCACTGCGCGTGGTAAACTAGGCGGGCGCTCCAGTGGGGTGCCCGCTTTCTTATGGAGAATCAAAATGCTACAAGAAAAGTTTGAGATTACCGTGCCTAACCGGAAGGAAGAGGGCGGCGCATGGGTTAGTTTTGAGTCTGCACGTGAGACTCAGGGCATTGACACCACATGCTTCAATGACATGCCCCCCGGCATGGATATCAGTGCTCAGCACGGCACTCAGCAACCAAGCATGCCATTCAGTCTGGCCGGAGTTACGGACGTATCGTGCGAAGACGCTAGCGCCAAGGCATTGACCGAAGGGTTTAGTACTAAGAAGATGAAAGGGTGTGACGATCAGTACACTGGCGAACACGTAGACCACTTCTACGGTGACGCTGGTGGCTTTGCTGAGCGTAACAACTATCTAGATCGCCTGTGACTAAGCCTGAATCCGTCGTTGGAGAAAACGTCATCGAGGCAATGCTCCAGACGTTGAAGACTACGCCTGCGGAGGGCTGCATCGTAGAAGTAGGCGTGTATAGGGGCGGCACTCTGTGGCATCTGGTTCACAATGCTGAGGGGCGCCCCGTTTATGGATACGACACGTTTGGTGGCATGCCGTTCCAAGACGAAGGCGACAGCCACAGGGTAGGCGACTTTGCCGACACGTCACTAGCGGCGGTGCAGGCCGCAGTGCCAGACGCAATTCTGATTAGCGGAACGTTCCCACGTTCGCTGATAGAAATGCCATCAATTGCGTTCGCGCACGTTGATTGCGACCAGTATCAGTCCATTAAAGACTGTATCAACGTGCTTGGCCCTAAGATGCTGGCAGGCGGCGTAATGTGGTTTGACGACTATGGATGCCTACCCAGTGCTAACCGCGCAGTGGATGAGGCGTTTGGTAAGGGCAGGCTAATAATGAGCTCCAAGGCTTTTGTGAGGTTCTAATGACGGACCCCCTAAGCGCCTACATACACCGTAACTTCCTTGTAGACAGCACGGGCGCACAGTCCGAGAACGTCAACAAAGTAGCTAGCTATGTATGGGATTCTGTAGGGCTACAGTGGATCAAAGCTACTAGCTCAGGCGGCGGGGGCGGCGGGGCTGTAAGTATTGCAGATGGCAGTGACGTTGCTGAGGGTGTAACTACAGATGCCGCCGTGTTTGGCGATGCTGCGGGCACTTTAAGTGCGAAATTACGCGGCATCAATGCTCTGCTCAAGGGAGTAGGCACGGCTAGCGCTCCGGCTACGGCTAGCATCACCAGTGCAGACAGCGTAGCCGTAGCCGCTAACGCCAGCCGTAAGAAACTAGTCATTACGAACATAGGTACTGCGAACGTTTACTTTGGCGATGGCACCACCGCAGCCCTAAACAGTGGTATAGTGCTTACGCCTAATGGAACGTGGGTTATGGATAACTATACCTTCAGCACAGCGGCTATCCATGCTATCTGTGCCTCAACTTCTACATTGGCAATTCAGGAGTATCAATAATGGCAGCAGGTCAAACACACGTCAGTGCCAAGTTTGTGAGCAACATGTCGCTCACAGGGCTTGCCAGTCTCTGGGCTACCAACACCGTAAAGATGGGCATTATAACCAACGTACTTACCCCTACAGTGGCAGATAGTGACCCCCGCTGGGGTGCAGGCGGTACGCAGAACTATGCCACTAACGAGGTGACCGCTGGGGGCAATTATGCAGCCGGGGGTGTGACGCTTACCACCCCTACGTCTACACTATCTGGTGCGGTGACCAGCCTAAACGCCACTTCACCCATCACAATTGCCGCGAATGCTGCTAACCCCACAGGGGCGTACTGGGCGGTCTTCTACGACAGCACTGACGCTGGCAAGCATGTATTCGGCTACATGGATTTGGGAGGTCCTGTGTCATTAGTTGCAGGTCTGCAGATCAACATCAATGGTGTGAGCAGCGGTACGCAGCCGCTGTTCCAAGGTACGGCGACTTAAATGTCCGGCACTGGCACTGCATTGCTGGACTTTGGGGCGTTCCCTGGAGGGAGCGATGCCAGCATTGCAGTCACAGGACAGACCGGTATTCTTGCTGGGTCTCTAGTAGAAGCTTGGGTATTTCCCGCGCTAACCGCAGATCACACAGCAGACGAGCATTTGGTTGAAACGATTAGTATAGTTGCTGGCAATGTGATTGCAGGTGTTGGATTCACTATTTACGCGATTAACACCAATCACATAACAGAGCCAGTGGACTACCCTCCAAATGCAAACACGATTGTGTCTAGTACAGCAGGTACGGCAATCGCAATGAAGAACGCACAACCTGGAGCAAGAGCTTACGGCGGCGGTAATGGAACACGCCTTTACGGCAAGTGGAATTGTGGTTGGGTTTGGAACTAAAGGAATAAATTATGGCAATCCAAGTACAGGGTAATGGCGGCGTAGTCGCAGAAGTGGATGGCACAACGTATCGTGCAGTTCGCGCTACTCTACGCCCTACAGAGTACGGAGCCTATGGACACTATCGGGCAACGATGGTTGTTCCTTTGGTCGTCACACAGGCACTGAACGGTACGCTGTTTTCCTTCCGTTGGGGTGATGCATCACGCCTATGCATGGTGCAGGACATTCGCCTACAGGTTATTCAGACTGCCGCAGCTACTGCAACAATCATGCCTAGCTTTTCCGTGTTTACTGCACGCTCTTGGACTGTTTCTGACTCTGCCGGAACTGCTGCTGTTCTTACTGGTAACAGTTTCAAGAAGCGCACAAGTATGGGAACCACGCTTCTGACGGATATGCGGGCTTCTGCTTTGGCCGCTGGACTCACTGCGGGTACTCGCACCTTGGACGGTCAGCCATTGATGGTATTGCCTACGCAATCCACGATTACAACTCCGAACGCTTCCTTGTACTCGTGCGATCTTGACTTTGACCAAGGATCGGCACATCCATTGATCTTCGCTCAGAATGAAGGCTTCATTGTGCAAGGACCATCCGTTGTGTTTGGTGCCGCTGGTACGGCAAATTTGGTCGTTGACGTTGCATGGGCTGAATTAGCGGCTTTCTGATATGTCACTACTCCTCGCCCTAGTAGGTGGCGGCGGGGGGCTAGTCACCGTAAGTGCCAGTCCAGGCTCATTCACTTGGTCGGGCACCACAGCTAATATCCCTCTACAGGTCACGGCTACTGTAGGCGCATGGACTTGGGCAGGTACTACCGCCACCATACCCACGCAGATTACCGCAGGCATTGGCGCGTGGGGCTGGGCAGGTACTACAAGCAGCATCCCCGCACTGGTAAGCGCCTCAGTAGGAGCTTACGCATGGGTAGGCACAACGGCGCAGGTGCCGTTGCAAGTCCAAGCTACAGTGGGCACGTACTCATGGACAGGCAGCACAGCCAGCGTACCTACTCTAGTCAATAGCGCGCCCGCCAGCTACACATGGTCAGGCATCACAGCGCAGGTGCCTATTCAGGTTACTCAGACCCCTGCGGCCTACACATGGGCTGGTACGACTGCCAGCTTTGGCGGCGGGGTGATCACCGTCAACTCTACTCCTGGTCTGTATAGCTGGGATGGTCTATCGTCATCTACGCTGACGCAGGCTATCAACCAGACAGTAGCTAGCTATACGTGGGCGGGTACGACAGCAGGCATTACGCAGAACATAGCGGCTAGCGCAGGCGCGTATACGTGGGTGGGCACTACTGCAACCATCACGCAAGTAGTAAATCATGTCTTAGGAGCATTCACGTGGGCGGGCACCCCCGCTACAGTGACAGTACCTGGAGGGGCTATACAAGCCACGGCTGGAGCGTATAATTGGGCGGGGCGCGCAGCTACATTCGGCAGTAGTAGCGTCAAAGGAAACACAGTCCGTGCCGGTATCTGGAACATAATATGAATCTGAACCCTGAGACTAAGGTCAAGGAGACCCTGCATATCACCAGACACTGGCACAGTCCAGAGATACGAGTGGCAGTACATAGGGAGGGTATTGAGATTGAGATGTCCTTAGAGGACTTCTGCCTAGCCCTTGCAGCCGAGGTGGGCAACCCCCGGTTCATGTTTACCAGTGACACACTGAAGAATAAGCTGATGGTTAGCGTAGACATCGTGCTTAATAAAGTCAAAGAAGCAAGTGCTTTCGTATGACGCAGTTCTTCAAACCTCCAGTACTGGACCCTATACAGACACGGGGCCTTAAGGACGCTAGCGGTGACAAGGTAGCCGATAGCTGGAAGGGTTGGTTCAGTAACCTATACGCCACGATACAGAGCTTAGTAACCATGTCTACTAATGGACAGGGATACACAGTAGCTACCCTGCCCACGGTAGGGACAGTAGGGCGTAGAGCTTACGTTACTGACGCTCTTGCCCCCGTATTTTTAGCTAACGCGGTGGGTGGCGGGGCTATAATTACTCCCGTATTCGACAACGGTACTCATTGGATTGTAGGTTAACTTAGGAGAAATCATGGCAAAACTGAACTTTAAACAACCCTATGGCGTGGTCTACGGACACGACATTATCCGCTACACGCAGGAAGGCAAGAACTTCGACCCGCGTGGCGAAGAGATCGTACCAGCCAAAGTGGCACCCCCTAAAGTTCAGAAGCCAGATATTACCGCAACCCCCACGGCTTTAGACAACGCTAAGTCGTTTCTTATTCAGATTCTCAAAGAGAACCCGCTCAGCAAGTCAGCCATCTACAAGGAAGCCGAGAATAACAACTACAATTGGAATGATGTGCGTGACGCTGCCATTGCCTTAGACATTGCTAAGTTCACACAGAAGAATTTAGAAATGTGGCGTCTCCCAGAGGGGGCCACAGCATGACTTGGGACATCAGCGCACCTTATAAAGCGGAGAGTAAGAAGATTGTCTGGCATGTAGCCAAGTACCTTCGAGGTCGTGGTCTAGACATTGGCGCGGGGGACTTCCGTGTGTTGCCCCACGTAATCACAGTGGACAACATGCACCACGCGATGTTCGGATTTACTAATAAGCCGGACATAATGTCGGAAGCGCATGATCTTGCTATCTTTGGTGATCAGAGCATGGACTTTGTGTATAGCAGCCACACGCTAGAGCACGTTGAAGATTACAAGGGCTGCTTGAAAGAATGGTGGCGCTTGGTCAAGGTGGGCGGCTACCTAGTGCTGTACCTACCCCACAAAGACTTCTATCCTAACATCGGAGAAAATGGGGCAAACCCAGACCACAAACATGACTTTCTACCTGATGATATTATTGGGGCTATGCCTTCTGGTTGGGACTTACTAGAGTGTGATGAGCGCAACCAAGACGATGAGTACAGCTTCCTGCTTGTATTTAAGCGCCTACAAGGCAATAAACGCCACCGCAGCCACCAAGCCCCCAAGCCAGCAAAACGGGCCGTTGTGGTGCGGTATGGCGCGTTTGGCGACCTCTTGCAAAGCAGCAGTGTGTGGGCGGGGCTTAAAAAGCAAGGCTACCACGTAACGGTGATGTCAAGTCTACCTGGAGCGCAGGTAATTGAGGCGGACCCCAACATCGATGAGACTATTCTCTTTGATAAAGACCAAGTACCTAACGCCAATCTAGTAGACTTTTGGCGCTACCAGAGAGGGCAGTATGACAAGTTTGTCAACCTCAGCGAAACCGTTGAAGGCACCTTCCTCGCCATGCCTGGACGAGCCAATCACACTTGGGCTCCCCTTGTACGGCACAAGCGAATGGACGAAAACTATGTGGCCTTCCAACACGAGCTCGCAGGCGTACCTCACGAACCTGCAATCAAATTCTACGCCACGCAAGCCGAGAAAGATTGGGCTATTAAGACTCGCAAGTCTTATGGTAGCGGTCCTGTCGTTGTTTGGAGCCTTGCTGGCAGTGCAGTACACAAGACATGGTCTGGTCTTGATGCTATGCTCGCTAGCTTACTTCTGCACTATGTTGACAGCACTATCGTACTGGTTGGAGGACCAGAGTGCGTCATACTAGAAGCTGGATGGGAGAATGAGCCACGGGTGGTGAAGACTAGTGGGGTGTGGTCTATTCGTCAGTCACTTAGCTTCTTAGAGCAGGCTGACTTAATAGTAGGCCCTGAGACCGGGGTGTTGAACGCGGCAGCTAATATGGAGGTACCGAAAATTGTCTTCCTCTCCCACTCTACACATGAAAACCTTACCCGAGATTGGATCAATGTGTTTCCACTATCTAGCGTGGGCACTACTTGTCCGGGCCGTGGTGCTGACGAGGCCCCGGCTTGTCACCAGCTTCACTATAGCTTTGAGTTCTGCAAAAGAGACGACCATACCGGAACCGCTCAGTGTCAAGCTGATATCTCAGAAGGGCTGGTTTGGGAAACAATTGAAAGGGCACTGAATCATGGCAACTAGCGGCACGTATTCCTTCTCAGTAACGCGCGATCAAATCGTGCGTAAAGCCCTACTAGACATCAAGAAGATTGACGGCATTGACCCCATCGACCCCACGGTGATGTCGGACTGTGTCTTCAACCTTAACCTACTAGTCAAGCAGTGGCAGGGCAAGGCAGACTTTGCGCCGGGGCTTAAGGTGTGGACCCGTAAAACGGGGCACTTGTTCCTCCACAGCACCACGGGCGAGTACGCACTGAGTACGACCTACGCTGGCTGGGCGTACAGCCCCGTACAGACTGCCACAACCGCCGCGCTAGCGGCTACAGCTACAGCAGTAGCGGTGTCTAGCATTGCAGGTATGACCGTTGGGGACCACATTGGGGTGCAACTTGATACAGGAGACCTATTCTGGACCACAATCGCGTCGTTCGGTACGCTGACGGTGAATTCGAGCGCCGGTCTACCGAGCTCTTCAGCCAGTGGAAGCGTGGTATTCACGTATACGTCCACACCGCAAGCCCCGCTCATAGTAGAGACTGCCACCCTGCGCGACATCAACTACGCAGATACCCCGCTGAACATCATGCAGCGGCGAGACTACGACTTCCTGCCAAATAAGGTCAGCCCCACCAACTATGGCGACCCCACTGCTATTCTGTATGAAGCTAACTTGGGGTACGGCACCTTGTATACCGACATTGCTGGTAGCAATGACACGTCTAAGCACATCGTGTTAACGTTCATGGAAGCTATACAGGACATCATAAATAATACGGATACTCCATACTATCCGCAAGAATGGTTCCGCCCCCTGTGCTGGGGTCTGGCTAAGGAGTGTGCCCCTATGTTTAATGCTAAGTGGACCCCAGAAATGGAGGCTAATTACAACGATGCTCTTGGGATTGCCAAGCATAAAGACCCTGAGATAGAGACTCGTTACTTTCAATCTGGAGAATAAGAAATGGCCTTACAGCCCATCAACCTATTCGGCATGGGCTTAAAGGCCGACAGCGCAGTACTCGCTAGTGAATCTAGACTTAACTGCTACTACGACAGTCGACAGACCGACGCTGGCAATACGATAGCTGTACGGGGTACTCCCGGTAGCTACAATATCCCCATATCGCCGGACTACATTCCTAACGGAATTCACGTCGTAAATGGAGTTCTATACTTCACTGCCACCGGGGGGCTGTACTCTTGTGATCTTTCGGGGGCGGTGACGTATTTAGCACCCGGAAACTTTGGATTCCCATACACCGTATTTGCTGATAACTATGTGCAGCTAATGCTAGGCCCCGGTCCCGCAGGGCAGTACTACATCTATACGATTGCAACTGGCGTACTAGCCCAGATTGTAGATGTTAACTTCCCTGCTAGCGTACAGAGTATTGACTTTATTAGTGGTAGATTTGTAGCCGTAAAGCGCAACACGCGGGAGGCCTACTGTAGCGCCGCCCTAGACGGTATGACGTGGACGTATATAGGACTACCCCTGTTCTTTACAAAAGAACAGGCTAGCGACGCACTATTCGCGGTTAGTGCCCACAACGGAATTCTTACACTATTCGGTAACGATAATTTAGAGTTTTGGCAGGATGCTGGACTGCAACCCGTACCGTTCCAATACATTACAGGCTCAGCACAGGCTTACGGCACCAAGTCGCTATACAGCATAGCCCAAGTTAACGACGCTACCTACTTCCTTGGACATGGGAACCAAGGTGGATATGCCGTGTATAGCATCAAGGGGTATACGGTAAAGAAAGAGTCAACCTCCGACATTGATGATATACTAGCCCTATGGGTTAAGAATGGAGCTAGCTTCCGGTACACCCACGGGGTTGCCTTTAATAATCACGGTCATGACTTTTACATGCTTAATGATGTGGGTAGTGGCACTCTAACGCTGGATACCACCACTGGCTTATGGAGTACGATGCTCACAGGAAATACGAGCAATAGTCAGGTAAATGCTACCAGTGTAGGTCACTATGCCACTAAGGCTGTTCTGTTTGAGGGTGTAAACGTATTCATGGGGTCTCTGTTCAGTGGCAATACTACACTATACGCCTTCGACCAAGAAGTTAACACAGACGCCGGGGTGTCTATTCAGCGTCAAGTTACCACCAAGCACATTCGCAATGGTGGTAATGAGTTCTCTATTACTGAGCTTGTTCTTCTTATGGACATAGGTGAGGTGCCCCTAACGCAGGACTACCACATCACTTTAGAGGTTAGTAAGGACGGTGGGCGCACATTTGGCAGTCCACGCCCACGCACGTTGGGTCTCACAGGTCAGTACAAAGACCCACAGGTGAAGTGGCAGCGGCTTGGTAGTGCTAAAGACTTCGTTCTACGGTTCACTATGACCGACAATGTTCCATTCGTAATTGCGAGCGCTGAGATTGAAACCTCGGTGAATTAGACCTATGGCTGAGCTTCTACCCGTTACAACTGATCCGGCATCGGCTAGTCTGATGTCGTCGGCTATAAAGGGCACTACGGGAGACGCATCTCAGGCCCAGTGGGCTAACTGGCTAATGAATGGAGCCAATACTAACGATCTTTTAGGCACTGCTGTCCTGGGAAACTCTTCTCAATTAGGTATAAGCCCCGAGGCCGCTAAGGCTATTAGTCTAGGCATCCAAGCCTACAATAGCTCTGGCAATATAACAGATGGAATCACTAACTATGTAGCGGGGCAAGCACTAAGCCAGCTACCAATGAACAATGAGTTTAAAAAGTTAGCGTCTGTAGCTCTGACTGGGTTTAATCCTATATCAGCCGCGATGGCGTTTGCCCCGGAGATTGGACAAGCCTTTGGTAACGCGTTGGGGTTTGGAGCTAACAGCAGTGTGTCGCGACACACATCTCCCGATGGTGCCACTACCGAAGTAAACGATAACGGCAGACAGTACGTTATTGATAATACGACAGGTACGCAGTACCCATCGATGAATGCTCTACGATTCAAACAAAACACAGATACCGTAGTTAAGGAAGGTTACCCAGACAATGTAGCGCAGATGATTGTAGCCGCCAACATGGGGATACTGCCTCAAAACTATACCGACCAGATAAACGCACAGATAACAAAGTTAGGTAACCCCGGCGTATTCCCTACTGGGGGGCAGACCGGAGCCGACCTACGCTGGCTATACTCTATAACTACGCCGGGTGCCGCCACCCCAGAGGCTAAGCAATACAAGAATGACCTAGATTCACTACTACAGTACGACCTGTATGACCCTGCTAACTCTAAGTTTGTGTCTGAAAAGCTGAAGAAAGACTACGGATTTATACCCACTGACTACCAAACTAAGTTTGCTGACAAGTACAAGGCAGATCAAGCCGCCTATGGTCAGCAGTTTGCGGGGGGCAATCAGCAGATATCAGACATCATAGCCAAGTACACGGCGCCTAACGCGCCAGCGCCAGCTCTAGGGTCATTGGACGCGCTAGTGATGGGCCAGTATTTACGGGCACCCCCCGCTACGCTTGATAAACTTGGCGCTCTATACAATAAGGCAAATCCCACCACTGCCATTGGTAAGACAGAAGCCGAAAATGTAGCCTCCCTAGTGGCTACACTAGGCAGTCAAGCCGAAAAAGCTAAAGAACTACAAACCTATAAAGACACGGGTGCTGTTGATACCACACCTGCATGGGAGAAGGGCTTAACCGCACAGCAGATAGCAAAGTACGGCCCCGCACTACAGACAAAAACTCAGCAAGACTACCTTGCTGAAGTACGAAAAAGCCAACCGTATATTGACGATAGAACAGCACGGCTAAAGTTCTTGCTGTCTAATGATCCAATGAACGGTGCTGCGGGGTTTCTAAAAGAAACCGCCGCTATGGGAGATACTAAGTATGCTCTTACATCGGATCAACAAAAGCTAGTAGCCGACGCCAAAGCCGCGTACACAGCGGCGCATCCCCCAGCCGTACCAGCGCCGCCCGCTAAGCCCCAAACTGCGAAGGAGATGGGATACACGGACACTGCGGCGCAGCTAGCCGCCCAAGCTGCTAGAGAGAAGGAGTTTGCGGATAAAGAAGCTGCACGGGTAGCTGCGTACAGCGCCAGCCCGGAGGGGCTAGCCGCCGCCACTAACAAAGCGGCGTTTGACGCTCAACAGGCGGCAATGCTAGCTCAACAGTCTGGGTCTACGCCCACGCCTGCGGTGGCAGCGGCCCCCACTAACGTTCCAGGTACGTTCACTGGTCCGGGAGGCACCTATGTTCCAGACCCCGCCGCCGTTGCTAAGGGGCAAGCGGTAGTAGCCGCTAGAGATAAAGAAAGTGCGGATAGAGAAGCTGCACGGATAGCTGCCTATAACGCCAGCCCGGAGGGCTTAGCCGCCGCAGCCTACTACGC